TTCCATGGCTATTCGTTTGGCTCTTATCTCAATAACTAATTTACCAAAAACGGATGTGTTTTGTCTCGACGAACCAGCAACAGCATTAGATGAAGAACATATGGAAGGCTTTATCAGGCTTTTACAAATGATAAAGTCACAGTTTAAAACAGTTTTATTAATTTCTCATCTTGAGTCATTAAAGGACGTGGTAGACTCAACTATTGAAATACAAAAAAGAGATGGGTTTGCATATGTGAAAATTTAATGTTTCAGTTTCAACCATAAAAAGAGTAAAATATCATTTATCTTATGTTAAGTAACTATTTATGTTCGTAATAGGAGTAAATCTAATGAATGAAGATAAAAAAGTAATGATCAAAAATGAACTTTATCTATCAAACCAAGATAAAGGAGTTCTTGATTTTATTCAAGAAAAAATAGCTAGCCGCAAGTTGCTTGTTTTTATTACAGCAACCGCTCTTATGCTTTGGGCAAATCTTGACCCAGACATTTGGGGAATGATTGCGGTCTGCTACATTGGCGGTCAATCTGCTATCGATTTTGCAAAATCTTGGAAACATGGAGAATAAAAAGATGAAAATCACGAAAGAACAACTAAAGCAAATTATCAAGGAAGAACTTCAAGCTGTCCTCAGAGAAGAAGATAAGCCAGAAGGTTATAACCCTAAAGATCCTTATTATGTAGGGTGGGATGTTGCAGATGAACTTAAATTTTATGATGCTGATTCACCAACAAGTGCTTACCAAGCTATCAATACAGAAGTTGAAGTAAAAGCCAACGAAACAGGGCTTAAAGAAGAAGACATTTTAGAAGCTGCTTTGGATCATCTACATGGAACAACTATTAAAGAACTGTATGATGATTATGAGGATGGCAAAAGATAATAAAAATATGTTGCTTTCTTGGAAAAAAATAAAACTGTGGTGTTTCCATCATTGGAGAATGTTGGTTATTGCCGCAGTTATTATTTTTTCCTATTTTTATGGAAGAAGAAAGACAGCTGCCTATAAAACTCAATTGAAAATGGCTCAAGCTTTATATAAGAAAGAAATCGATGCTTTAGTTAACGCTTCTGACAAAAAAGAAGATTTGAAAACTAAAGCTGAACTTAAATACAGAAGGGCTTTGGAAATAGCACAAGAGAGCGCTATGCAATCTAACAATTATGCAGAATTAAAGAAAGCAGAAAGAGTTAGAGAACTGGTCGAACTAAATAAAGAGAACCCAGAAGAAATAGATAAGATTCTTTCTCGAGAGTTCGGAATTATTTTAATGACACCGGAGGATAAAAAATGATTACAATTTGGAATAAAATAAAAACTTGGTGGTCTAACACTTGGGATTGGTTCACGGCACTTTTCTCTTCAAAGAAGATGGAGATAACTGAAAAAGTTAGCAATGATTTGGCCGAGAAAAAAGTTAAAGTAAAAGCCAAACTAGAAACCGAAGAAGAAAGACTTAAAAGACTATTAAACAAAAAAATGGTTAAAGCTCTCAAGATGATTGATGAAGCGACAGAAGACCTAGATGGTAAGATAGATGTTTATAGAAGAACAAAAATGAAACATCTTATTTCCAAATTTAAAGAAAACCCAGAACAAATTGATCGCATAATGTTAAGAGAGTTTGGAAGAGTTGTAGAAATCTCTGAGGAGGAGTAATGCTATTATTTTTGCTTTCCGCAGCAGTGGCCGAGCCAATGATGATGCATCTTAAAGAAGGCGACACAGCACCTTTTGACGGTCGTCTAATGAATGATGAAGCAGTGGCCAACATTATTGCTAATAATGAATTGACAATGGAACAATGCGAGATTCAAAAAGAGCTTGCAGTTTCTATGACCAAAGCAGAAATGCAACTTCAAATCGACTATTTAAAAGCAGAACTAGAGACAGAAACTGAAAAGAATGTGGCGTTGCTAGACATTAGAGATAAAGAAATAGAATCTTTAAGAAAACAAATTAAGCCAAATAAAACAATGTGGGCTTTCTTCGGCGGCTTTTTATTAGCTTCCGGAACATCACTTGGAACATATTATGCTGTTAGAGAAATAGACTCGAGGAACCAATGAAGAATAAAGATCCAAATTATGCTGTGAAAGTTGAACAAGCCATCGCAAAAAAATATGGAAAAGAAACAGTTGTAAACCCAAAGTCAAAATGGGATGATGACAAAGAAAAAGAATATTTAGAACAATTAAAGGATTCCTACGATCCAGATGCTATAACGGAAGATTTAGACAAAGAAGAGGTCTATGGCGTTTTTATTCCTTCAAAACTACTTAAAGAAGAGTCTGGACGCTCTTGTCCCGTGTGTAACACTTATTCCTTCAAATCAAATGATGATGTCTACATGACAAAATTTGAATGCTGTTTTAAATGTTATGTTAAGTGGGTTGAGGGCCGAGAAGATAGATGGAAAAAAGGCTGGAGGCCAAATAAATGAGCTCAAACACTTTAAAAATTATTCAAGGATTAGCACAAGCTGCTGCCAATGCCTATGATGGCGCACACGATGAACGTTACAGCTTGGACGGTCAAGTTCATAAAGTTGGATTAGGAAGAGAAGAAGGACATCCCATTATTGATAAAAGAGTAAACGATGGATTCTCGGTTAAGTTTTTAGGCAATGTTATTCGAGTTACTTATCAAAGTGATGTTCCATTGAAAAACGTTCAAGACTCTAAGTTTGAGCAAGATTGCGAAAGAATGCTTAATGAAATTAAAAAGTTTCTTCAAAAAGAATATAAATCAATAACTGGTGAAAGCGTTACTTTATCTAAAAGGGGAGAACCAAAAATCTTGGTTCAATCTACAAGTCGAGTTCGAACCTTTGTTCAGGCTTATCAAGACTATAACATCTCAAAGGTTGATGCTGAACCTTACCTAGAGCCATCAATCGATAAGACTCGCGAAGTTACTAGAAACTTTTTAAATCAGTTTTCAAACAAACGACCATCAAACGATACACGTAAGAAGGCTTAATGGCATTCAAGCTCTCAAAGCAAGAAATTGTCAAGGAGATTGTGAAATGCGGTAAGGATCCACAATTCTTTATTGATAACTATTGCCGAATTTCACATCCTCTAAAGGGACTTATTCCGTTTAAAACATTTCAATATCAGAAAGAACTCCTTAAGGATTTCAACGATTATCGATTTAATATTATCCTCAAAGCCAGACAGTTAGGTATCTCGACAATTTCAGCAGGATACATTGTCTGGTTTATGCTTTTTCACCGAGACAAAAATATTCTTGTTATTGCAACAAAGTTTCAAACAGCAGCTAACTTGGTAAAAAAAGTAAAACAAATTATGAAGCATCTTCCAGAATGGATGAAGATAGCTAAGATTATTATTGACAATAAGACTTCATTCGAGCTATCAAACGGATCTCAAATCAAAGCAGGAACAACATCAGGAGACGCTGGACGTTCGGAAGCATTATCCCTGCTTGTTATAGACGAAGCAGCACACGTAGAAGGCCTTGACGAGTTGTGGACCGGTCTTTACCCCACTCTGTCAACAGGGGGTCGCTGCATAGCCTTATCGACGCCTAATGGGGTAGGAAACTGGTTTCATAAGACCTACATAGATGCAGATGCCGAGGAGAATGATTTTCACCCAATAATGCTTCCTTGGGATGTCCATCCGGAAAGAGATAAAGAGTGGTTTGCAAAAGAAACTAAAAATATGTCTCGTAGACAAATCGCACAAGAATTGGAGTGTAATTTTAACACATCTGGTGACACAGTTATCCACCCTGATGATATGCATTGGTTATTTGAAAATATTCGAGATCCAATCTATAAGACCGGTTACGATAGGAACTTTTGGATTTGGGAAAAATATCAAGAAGGGGCATCTTATGTTCTCGTAGCAGATGTTGCTAGGGGTGACGGAGCAGATTATTCTGTTTTTCATATTTTAAGATTAGACACTATGGAAATTGTAGCGGAATATCAAGGAAAACCAAACCTAGATCTATATGCTAATGTTTTAAATGAAGCTGGTAGAGAATATGGCAGCTGTCTTTTAGTTGTTGAAAACAACGGGATTGGAATCTCTGTTTTAGAAAAATTAAATGATTTAGGTTACCCTAAAATTTATTACTCCGTTAAATCAACTCATGAATTTATTGAATCTGTTGTAGCAGAAAATAATGACAGGGCTGTTATGGGTTTCACAACAAGTACTAAAACTAGACCCTTAATTGTAGCAAAATTAGAAGAGTACGTTAGAAACAAACTAATTAGATTGAATTCGAGTAGATTGTTCCATGAATTTAAAACGTTTATCTGGTATAATGGAAAACCCCAAGCGATGCGCTCTTATAATGACGATCTCGTCATGTCTTTGGCTATTGCATGTTGGGTACGTGATACAGCATTGCAGGAGAATGAGAGAGAAGTCGAATACAAAAAGGCGATGTTGGGAGGACTTATGAAATCCACAAAAACTTTTGAAACAAAAATAAAAGGCCAACATGGATTTCAAGAATCAACACACCAAAAGCACAAAGAAGAAATAAAAAAGACAAAAGATTTCTTTTGGATTTATAAAGGATAGAAAATGGCACGAAATGATAGAAACCCCAACAATAACCAAAACGCTCTTTTTAAAGCTCTGACAAGGATCTTTTCTGGTCCTATTGTTAACAGAAGAACTCAGACCGGTCGTCAAATCCGAAGAAGACAGCTGGATAAATATGCTTCAAGATTTAAATCAGCTTCTGGGTTGCAATTCAAAAAGTCAGAATATAACCCAATGAACATAATGGGCTTGAATATGATCCAGAATCGTAATCGATCTGAGCGTTATGTAGATTTTGATCAGATGGAATACACTCCAGAGATCGCTTCATCTTTAGATATTTATGCAGATGAGATGACAACTCATTCTAGTTTGACTCCAATGTTACACATCAAGTGTGCTAACGAAGAAATAAAATTTATCCTTCATTCTCTCTATTATGACATTCTTAATGTTGATTCTAATTTGTTTGGTTGGGCAAGAACAATGTGTAAATATGGAGACTTCTTTCTTTATTTAGATATTGATGAACATATGGGAATCAGAAATTGCATTGGTCTTCCACCTCAAGAAGTTGAAAGGTTGGAGGGAGAAGATCCAACAAACCCAAATTATGTCCAGTTCCAATGGAACTCTGGTGGGCTGACGTTTGAAAACTGGCAGATTGCACACTTCAGGGTTTTAGGAAACGATAAATATGCTCCTTATGGAACCTCAGCATTAGAGCCAGCAAGAAGAATTTGGAGACAACTTACTCTCCTCGAAGATGCGATGATGGCTTATCGTGTTGTTCGAGCAACAGATAGACGCGTTTTCAAGATTGATGTCGGAGGTATAGCTCCTCAAGAAGTCGAACAATATATGCAAAAAGTAATGACACAAATGAAAAGGCATCAAGTTGTAGATCCTGATTCTGGTCGTGTTGATTTGCGTTATAATCCTATGTCTATTGAAGAAGATTACTTTATTCCTGTTCGAGGTGGAACCTCTTCCACAACTATTGAAAACCTTGCCGGTGGGACATTCACGTCTGCCATAGAAGATGTTAAGTATCTGCGAGATAAGTTATTCTCTGCTCTCAAGGTTCCTCAATCTTATCTATCGATGGGCGAAGGAGCAACTGAGGACAAGACAACTCTCGCACAAAAGGACATTAGATTCGCGAGGACCATCCAAAGACTCCAAAGAGTTATTATAGCAGAACTTGAAAAAATCGGAATTATTCACCTGTTTACTTTAGGATTCCGCGGAGATGACTTATTGAATTTTGATTTATCGCTAAATAATCCATCCAAAATTGCTGAAATGCAAGAACTTGAACATTGGAAAACTAAGTTTGATATTGCAGGCTCTGCTACAGAAGGATATTTTTCTAGAAGATGGGTTGCTGAAAACTTGTTGGGATTATCAGAAGAAGAATATATCAGAATGCAAAGAGAAATGTTTTATGATAAAAAGTTCATGGCTAATCTAGAATCATCTGGGGAGTCATCTGGAGAAGCAGGCACTGGAGGTGGTTTAGATTTAGGTGGAGAAGAACTAGACCTTGGCGGTGAAGAACTTGATCTAGGAGGAGCAGAAGAAGAAACAGCAGCTCCTGCTGGTGGAGAAGAAGAGGATGAAGTGTTATTAGCAGAACCTCCAGCTAAAAGAGATGATGATGCAAAACCCCGAGGTCCTTATAAAAAACGACAATTGAAATATAGAAAAGGCGGCCGACGAAAGCAAATGAACAACATTGCCACTGGCGAGATTGGAACTTTCAGAACTACTTTTCCGGGATATGGTGGTCGAGATGGCCTAGGCTCTCTTACAAAAGGATTAATGGAAAACGAAAACCACAATAGTTTAGAAGAACACAAACTATTTACTACTGACTTTGAAATCAAGTCTTTAATTGAATCACTAAACAAGGACAAGCAAGATGAAACACAATAAGAAAAGAAACACCGCTTTTCTTTACGAATGCTTGATAAAAGAATTAACAAAAGCAATCGTTCGAGAAAACAAAGAAGCTCAATCAACCGCTAAAAAATTACTTAAAGAGTTTTTTCATAAAAACAGTGAGCTTAAAAGAGAACTAGATCTTTACAATTCTTTATTGCATTCTAAACAATTAGATGAAAATTTCTCTCGTAGGTTGCTTGAAGAAACTAGAAAAGACTTCTATGGACTTGATAGAAAAAAAATCTTCAACTCACAAACAAAACTTATTAACATAATCAATAAAGAACTGGGGCAAGATGTCTTTTCCAACTTTATTCCTAACTACAAAGATCTTGCATCAATAGGTCTTTATTTTCAAAACCAAAACTTACCAGCCAAGAAAAGAATAATGCTCGAGAACACGCTGGTAAGATTCTTGGGAAGAGAAGACAAAGTTCTAACAGAAATGAAACATTTGGATAACTTAGAATTTAAAACCTTTGTTAATAAGTTTAATAATGCATATGATAGAACTCTTTTAAAAGAACAAAAAGACCTTCTGACAAATTATATTGTCTCATTTTCTGATAATGGACTCGGCCTAAAAACTTTTCTAAATGAAGAAATCGGACGTCTCAAAAGTGCCATTGAGCAGCAGATCATAGAGAGCTCCAACAATGCAAATAATGAAAATTTTAAAAAAGTTATGACAAAGCTGGACAACTATGCAAAAACTCCAATAAATCAGCAAATGATTGAGGAAGTTTTCTACATCCAAGATCTAATTGCGGAGGTAAAGAAGAATGCCAATTAATGTTTCCGTAAAATCTCAACAAAATGCAGAAGATAAGCCAGATGTCACTGTTAAGTTCAAGGGAAAAGTAACTGAAGAGATTAATTTTCAACTTCAACTTCGTTCAGCATTGAATGGAGATTTGATGATTTTTGATCATAAAGACATAGATATCGTTATTCAACCAAAGAATAGCAAGATTGTTACTTTTGCAAAGAATATTTTATCTGATGCTGTTTATGGTGCAGAGTCTAGATTGTTGGAGTTTCTTAGAAAAAAAGGAATAATCCATTATGACTCTATCCGCGGAGGAAACATTTATGGCTCTCTCGAAGGCAAAATAATGGAATCTGAAACTGTTGATCCAATCAAGGCTACTTTGATCAACATCTCTGAGTGGATTCAAACAGAGCGTCCTTATATGGAAGGAACAACAGCTTACGAAGAGATCCAAGATGATGCTTTGATCGATCCAGATAATCAAGACTCAACAGATCTTGGAGAAGTTCCACAAGCAGAAAAGAAAGGCTCTATTGAGCCTAGTACAATCATGTCCCCATATCAATATGGTCGGTTTGTTTACTAATGAATTTACTTACATTTATTCTTACCTCTTACGGTATGACTTTCATAATAGTTCACGGTAAAATCTTTGAAGACATAAGACCAGAAAAAGATTATACAAAAAAATGGAACACTCTTTTTCACTGCCCTCTGTGTATGGGCTTCTGGTGTTCACTTTTTCTATTCTGTATAAATGGATTTACAGAACTATTTACTTTTGAGTATTCTATAGGGAATGCTTTCTGCCTTTCTTGTTTAGGGGCAGGCACAACATATTTGCTCTCCATGATCGTCGATGACTTTGGTGTGAGAGTATCGTCAAGATCAGGAGGTGATTAATGTTGACGATTAAACGATGGATGCTTCAACCTGTCCGCCGTTGCTGTTCAGGTAGCTGACTCGCGCCGGTAGCGCCGGCACCTTTTTAAATTTTGAGGAAAACAATGGAAAAAAAATTATTAAGAGAATTTTATGCCCTATGTGAAGGGGGAATCTGTCCTGATCTTTTAACAGAGCGCGAAAAAAGAGAGATGGAAAACGGCGTTCTTTATTTGTCCGGAAGACTACAGACTGCTGATAAGCAGAATGGTAATGGAAGAGTTTATCCGGAAAATGTTCTAAAAAGAGAAATAAAAAATTATATGAACGTAGTAAAAGACAATCGTGCCTGTGGAGAGCTAGATCATCCAGATGATTCCGTTGTTAACCTCAAAAACGTTTCTCACATAATAACAGACATTTGGTGGGAAGGAAAAGATGTCATGGGAAAAATAAAAGTCCTTGACACTCCATCCGGTAGAATCTTAAAGGATCTTGTCAAAGCTGGTGTGAAACTTGGTATTTCTTCAAGAGGACTAGGATCTGTTAGTGAAGGGATAAATGGAACAGTTGTTGTTGAGAATGATTTTCAACTTATTTGTTTTGATATGGTTTCAGAGCCTTCAACTCCAAACGCCTATGTTTATCCAAATCAAAATAATCAAATGTCAACTCGATTAAGAGAAGTAAAAGAAAATAACATTAATGATCTATTTAAAAAGATTCTTGGAGAATAAATGAACAAAGAACAATTAAAAAAAATACTTCGCCCTCTTATCAAAGAATGCATAAAAGAAGTTATTTTTGAAGAAGGTACTTTATCAACAATCATTTCAGAAGTTGTAAAAGGCACTTCTCCTCAAGTAGTTGTTGAAAGCAGAAGAACTCCGGTCTTTAATGAACAGCAGGTTCAAATAA